AGTACCTGTGGTACCACCTGTTGTTCCTATAGTACCTGTGGTACCACCTGTTGTTCCTATAGTACCTGTGGTACCACCTGTTGTTCCTATAGTACCACCAGTGACTCCGATTGTGCAGCCGCCACCAGCTGTTGCTCCAATTCAGGATATCCCAGTAATCGCTCAGCCAGTTGCTAAATCCGCTATTACTCCAACTAGTTCAGCAGGTACAGATCAACAGAATCAGCAAGTAAATAATAAGCCAGTTGTTGCAGACTCTTCCAGTTTAAATTCTGCAACCAATATTATAAATGTTGCAGATGCAGCATCTATAAAACAACTAACAGCAATTGCAGATAATACTGCACTTTCAGCAAAAATATTACAGCAAATGTTTGATGATCAAAGCAAACCGGTTTCTACTGCTCCTGAATCTAGATTTCAGGCAGCAAAAATACCAACCGTGTTTGAACAGCAAACAGGATTTAGAGCTTAACTAAAGAGAAACTATGGCACAATGGACCAACTACTGGAGAATAGTAACTCCACCTTCTAGAAAAACTACATATGCACAGCCACCAGTAATGATGGATGACGGTATGAATTTGAACTCTGCAGGGTATGCAGCATTTTCTACTGTATCGTGGTTCACAAATCTAATGAAAGGCGCGACTGCCCGGCTTCAACGTTATAAGCAATATGAAGCAATGGACATGGGTGATATCTCCAGAGCACTTGATATTGTAGCAGAAGAAATTTCTAATCCAGATAAACGTACAGGTCTGCCATTCATTATTGATTATCAAACTGAAGAGAATCAAGAAGTACCAGATACAACAGTTACTACCTTACGGGCTGCCCTGCGCCATTGGTCTAAATTTCACAATCTTAACAAACGCGTCTTTAATATTTCGCGCACAATGGTTAAGTATGGTGATTGCTTCTTCCGCAAAACTTCCGACACGAAGGGCTGGGAATACGTTGATCCTACACGTATTATCGGTATTGAAATTGATCAAGATGGTAAGAACGTAGCATACCATATTCGTCCTTCTAGCTTTAGAAATACCGTTAATGGTAATCAAGGTAAGCAAGAGACCGTAGAAATTACGCCTGCAGTAGCAATGGTCCATTTTACTCTGTCGGATGATACAGGAGACATGGCACCATTTGGTCTTTCAATTCTCCAGCCAGCATTTAAAGATTACCAAAAGCTCACAATGCTGGAAGACTCTGCAATTATCTATCGCATTGTTCGTGCACCCGAGCGTAGAGTCTTTTATATTGACGTTGGCAATATGCCACCTCAGCGTGTCAAGCAATATATTGAACAGATACGCAATGACATTCGCCAGAAGCGTATGCCTAATACAAATGATTCAAAGGGCACTGACTCGACATATAATCCAGAATCTATTCAAGAAGATTATTTCTTTCCGACAACAGCAGCTGGCCGTGGATCACGGGTTGAAACTCTTCCAGGCGGTGCAACATGGGAAATCCCAGAGCTTGACTACTTCTTAAACAAGGTGTTCCGTTCATTGCGTGTTCCTACTTCTTACATGAAGGGACCAGATGCTCAAGGCGCCCAGTATAATGATGGTAAAGTAGGCATTGCGTACATTGAAGAACTTCGCTTCGCTAATTATATTCAGCGTCTTCAGACATGTGTAGAAGAAGTATTAGATGCTCAATTTAAAGTGTATCTTCAGGTCACGGGTATCAATATTGACTCTGATATGTTCAAGCTTAAGTTGCCTGAGCCGCAGAATTTTGCACTTTATAGACAAGCTGCACTTGACACTGACCTTATTAATTCATTCAATGCAATCGAGCCTAATAAGTACTTGAGCCGCAGATTCATTCTTAAGCGTTATCTAGGTTTAACTGAAGATGATATTCAGATGAATGAAGCAATGGTTAAACAGGAACGCAATATTAAGGACCAAGTAATGGTTGATGAGCTTCAGCAAATTTATGATCCAGCAGTCTATGAAAATAGAAAGGACATTACTGTTGAAGAGCCTGAAGAAGCTCCACCAGAAGAAGGAGCTCCAGAAGAAGCCCCAGCTGAAATCAACACTGATGTTGATGCCCCAGCTGAAGAAACTCCACCAGCAGCATAATTTATAAGGGAGCCTAGAGTTCCCTTATAAATAGTTTATCAGAAATGCACAGGAGATTCCAGTGAAACAACAACTTCTAATTGAACACCTTACACCTGTGGCGGCGGCTCTCACAGAGTCTCGTGACCAAGAAAAGAATTTATATCTTGCCGGCCGTATTATGGCAGCTGAGCAGCAAAATTTGAATAAACGTATGTATCCTCGCAGCGAAATTGAAAAGGCTGTTGGATTCATTATCGAAAAAGCGAAAGAAGGTGCTTTCGTTATGGGTGAACTTAACCACCCGGACAATCTTTCAGTTGACCTTAAGAACGTCTCCCACATTATTACAGAAGCTTGGATGGATGGCGACAATGCTATCGGCAAGTGCAAGGTATTGAACACTCCATCAGGAATGATCGTTCAGAACCTTATTGCTGGTGGTGTTAAGCTTGGCGTATCTTCTCGCGGCACAGGCAATGTTACTTCAGAAGGCGTAGTTGAAGACTTCGCCTTCGTTACTCTAGATATCGTAGCTCAACCTTCAGGTCCAGGCTGCTATCCAGACGTAGTTCGTGAATCAGTTCAGAATACAAAGATTCTTACTCTTGCAGAAGCTGTTGTCCATGACAAGAAAGCTCAAAAGTATTTGACACTTGAGATTCAGAAATTCATCTCATCACTAACTCGTAAATAATATGTTACTCAAACAACTAATTCAAATTCAAGAAGCTGCGCAACCAGTGAAAGTTGCTGAAGCTTATCAAGAGTCCTCTGACTTTGATTCTGACATGAGCGAAGTAGATGCTGCACTTAAGAAAGCAGCAAAAATCTTGTCTTCTAAATCATGGCTTCAGCACATGAAAGATACAGACGACAATTACAGCACTTCAGGGGCTGCACAATCAAGAGAAATCTTAACGCAAGTTAAACAGGTCGTGACCAAGCTTGATAAGCTTTATAATGACTTCATCGACGCAGCTTAATTAAAGGAATATCATGAACGACATTTTAAGAATTAGACAACTCGCTGGTCTTTCAACAGACAAAGCATCAATGATTCTTGCTGAAGGCAAGAAAAAGAAAGCTGAAGATGCAGCACCTGCTTTAGAAGCACCAGAAGGTTTATTTGCTACTGGTAAAGCAGCAAAGATTACTAAGTTCTGTAAGACTGCTGGCGATTTGAAAGGTGCTATGGCTCTTTTCAAAGCTGGTGTTAAGTCTGTTAAGGATGCTGACGAAGATCGTAAAGCAGAATTTGACGCAGCTAAAGAAGCTATCACTGCAGCTTTTGCAGTAAAAGAATCATTTGACATTCTTCGTCGTATGGCTGGTCTTGCACCAATCGTCGAGAAGAAGGAAAAAGCTGAAGAAGAATCAGCAGATGATGCACCTCCAGCAGAAGGTGACGAAGAAGCTGAAGAAGATATTCCAGCTATCATTAAGAAGATTGCTAAGAAAGCTGAAGGTAAATCTGGTGATGAACTAGAAGACTTGCTTCAGAAAGTATATGACGCTGGCTTCAAAGATGGCATTGCTTCTACTAAAGAAGATGCTGACAAGCCTGCTGAAGAAGATGCTGACGTAAAAGAAGCAGTTCGCGTAATGCAGAAGGGTGGCAGTATTGGTGAAAAACCTGGTGCTGGAAAAGAATTTGAAGATGCAGGTGAAGCTAAAGCTTATGCTGCTCGCATGAACAAAATGCTTTCACCTGGCGAAAAGAAATATTACGGCATTAAGTACGTAGTAGTTAAAGACAAGAAGGCTGTTACTGAAGGCGTAACAGGCAAGTTTAAGGCTGGTGATAAAGTCGCGTACACTGCTTCTGAAGAAAAACCACCTCAAACATACACTGGTGTTGTTCAATCTATTAAGGACGACAATGGTGAAGAAGTTGCTGTCATTCAATGGAATGATGGTAAGAAGCCAAAGCAGCCTGGCTATGTTGCAACACACTGGTTAACTGCACAATAAAACCGATCGGGGGCCGGTAGCCCCCCCTCACCCACTGGCTCATAGCCAAAGGAGTATAAAATATGGATAAGCGCGACGCTCTTAAGAGCATGTTAAACAATTTGATTAACGATAAGCATGAAGAGGCTTCAATGGATCTTCATGGCTATATGACTGCAAAGATGCAAGAAATTTCTGGAATTGGACAAGCAGCTCCAACCCAATCTTCCGACGAAGAAGAAATTACTGCTGATGGTGCAGACGAATAATAGATGATTTAGGTTTGATAGCATATAAAAGTGCTTGATTTTTTACGAATTTTATCGTGTTTACATAAATAAAAAGTACGTTTCACGAATGTAATAATACATTTTACAATGTGATTACACGTTAAAGTTCAAAGCCATTAAAGACGGCTATCCAGTCTTTAATTCCCCCAACATAAAAGGAGAACTGCATGGATGAAATCCTTCAGAAATTGCTAAACTCTGAGCTATTAAGCGAAGAGGCTAGAGCAGAAATCTCTACTCAATGGACCACAGCTATCGAAGAGTATAAAACTAC